TCACATCTCTGAGTGCCAAAGGCTCGACTGTTTGCACTGCATCCCCATAGTGGATAAAGTAATCTGCGATGAACTCCTCCTCGCCCACATTGTAAAATCCATGGATATAGTACCGCCCATTCTCCTCCACAAGTCGCATGGATGGATAGTGTTCTTTATAAAAAAGAAATCCCGTCCCTGTGCCGTAATCTCGACGACAAAGGAGAGTGCATCGACACGGCAATAGAGATCCTCTGCGGGATGAGCAAAGGATAAAAGTGGCATCCCCGTCACATCCGTACACTCCTCCACCACAGTGATGCGGCCACACCGAAAGACACGCGCCTGCCCCATCTCGAAATCATGCGTTGTGTCATACCATAAATGTGATATAATGATAGACATCTATTCGTCTGACCTGCTATTTACGAGGAGATGTCATTATGACACAGCGTCCTGCATTTGATGAGATTCGCTCATATGAGGAGTTTATAAAATATTATTGGTATCGAACAGAACTCGTAGAGATTTGCAAAAAGCTTGGAATTGCACACAGGGGGGTAAAAAAAGATCTCAATCACAACATTGCAGAATACTTTAAAGGGAACATAGTCAAAGCCACTCCCCAAAAAGAGCAGATGATGTCATCTGGAGCGATTTCCTTGGACACACCATTACTTGCTTGCAACTTTTCGTTCAACACAAAGTTTAGAACATATTTCTCAAATCTGACGAGGGTTTCTCCCTTTAAATTTACAGCAGATATGGCGACCGCATGGCGAAAGGTGAAAGCGGATCACGACACATCGTTTACTATACAGGACATGTTGAATGTATATAAGGGGATATCGACGTATGCAAAGTATGATTCTTCTGTATGCGAATGGAACCGCTTCTTAAAAGATTTCTGCGCTGATCCCATAAATGACAAGTTCAAATCAAAATTAAAGGCAGCTGCTATCCTATGGCGAATTGTTCGTGATTCCGATCAACCTAAAATGTATTCACACACATTAGTGCAAGATCATTTAAAACAACTCGAAAAGCTTTAAGGATAACACTTCTTAATTAATTTGTTGACTGTATTGTAAGAAACGCTGATAACTGTAGTCCAACTTCTCTCAGCGCATCTTTTCCCTGCCAATGTCCCCCTATAGAGTACCGATCTTCATCCGCTTTATTTCCTTAAATAGAACAAACCTCTACATCCATCAACGCCGCTCTCAATCCCGCCCTTGAAAACAACAACCACCTGCCCGTCCTCCTTGACCACAATGTGATCGAGCAGTCCGCCCCATAGCTCCTCGTCAAACTCAACCTGTTCCCCGTTGATACCACATACCACTTGAATCATGCCCTCCAAGGTGTTTCTCTTGCCCTCCCTCTCGGCAATTTTCTCATCCAACCTCGCTAGATGCCCCTGCTTTTCCAGATAGCTTGCACGAATCTCATTTTCCTGTTTCAGATATGCCGTCTGATCCTGTGCCACCCGTGCATTCTCACGAATCAGTTTTTCAAGCCGTTCTGCCAAAGCGCGAAGTTCCTGCTCTACTTTATCCCGTTCCTCCATCAACTTCCCTGTCTGGCAAACATCATCAACCAGCGACCGAAGTTCTGCAATCACGTGCTCTTTGACTTCCACCAAGGAATTCAGTGCCTTGACGAAAATTCGTTTGATCTCCTCCTCCGTCAGATGCCTTGTGCTGCAAGGCTTGCCCTTGTGGGCATATTTCTTGTTGCAGCGATAGATGACTCTGCGGTACTTGTCCGTGGAGTGCCACAGCTTCGCCCCGTACCAACCTCCGCAGCTGCCGCATTTGATTTTGTTCGCGAAGATGCTCACGCCGCTGTGCTTGCCGTTCTGTTCTCTACGCTTTATCTCCGCTTGCACAAAGTCGAAGAAGTCCGGTGGGATAATAGCCTCGTGGTGCTCCTCCACATAATACTGCGGAATCTCGCCCGTATTCTTCCGTCGCGTCTTATCGAGGAAGTCTGCCGTATACTCTTTCTGGATCAGTGCATCGCCACGGTACTTCTCGTTGGTAAGAATGGAACGCACTGTGGAGATGTACCACTTGTCCTTTCCCGACGGTGATTTGATGCCGCGCTTCTCCAGTTCCTTAGTGATGGCGTAGAAGGATCGCCCGCCAAGGAAGAGTTTGTAGATGAGCTTTACAACTTTCGCCTGTTCCTCGTTGATTTTGAAATCCTTGTCATAGCCGAGGAATGCACTGTAGCCCACACTGGTCTTGCCCTCGGCGAACTGCTTGCGCTTGCCCCATGTGGTGTTCTCCGAGATGCTGCGACTTTCCTCCTGAGCCAGGCTGGACATAATCGTGATAAGGAGTTCGCCGCGCGAATCAAATGTCCATATGTTCTCTTTCTCAAAGTAAATCTCTACACCGTTTTCCTTGAGTTTGCGGACATTCTGCAGAGAATCCACGGTATTCCGCGCAAAGCGGCTGACGGACTTGGTGATGATGAGGTCAATCTTGCCGGCAAGGGCATCCTCGATCATCTGGTTGAACCCGTCACGCTTCTTTGTGTTGGTTCCACTTATCCCTTCGTCCGAATACATGCCGACGAAATCCCAATCCGTACGACTCTCGATGTAGTTCTTGTAATGTGCCATCTGCATTTCGTAACTGGAAGCCTGTTCTTCATGATCGGTCGAAACTCTAGCATACCCTGCCGTTCTGCGCCGCCTTGGTTCTGCCGTAACCTCAGAGCGAAAGATTTTAGGGCTTGCTGGGATGACTCTCACTGTCTTTGCCATCGGTATGCGCCTCCTTCTTTCAAATGGAAAACAACTTCATCGTCGGATATGATGATCCGCTCGACGTTCTGCACGATCTTGCCCTCGTAGCAGTCACCGAACAAGGATTCTGCCGCTTCCTTTAGTTCGGATTCGGGCAGCCGTTTCAATCCGCATTTCGTGCGTGGCTGACTGCACGCCCACACCTTAGTCCCCTTCGTCCATGTATCGCGCTCACACTTGCTGCCGCAGGAGGCGCAGTACACTTTGTTGGTGAAGGGATTGCTGCCGCGCTGCCCGTTGTAGATGCGGGCAGTCTTTTTTATGCGACCATTGGTTAGGTGAAATTCCACACAGTCACCGTGAATGACGATCTTGGACACCTTGCGCTTGAGTTCTGCGGCATCGAAATCATCCTTCTCTATGACGGCTCTGACCGCAGCCATAAGCTCCTCTTCCTTGATTGGACGGCTGTCACAAGCAGTGCTGCCTTTCCGCTCTCTTGTGTTGCAGCCCCATCGTCTGTACTTCCCTGCAGATCTTCTGCTGAAGCCGCCTCCGCAGCATCCGCATTTCACCATTCCCGAGAATGGCATTAGCACAGGATTCCGATTGCAAGACTGCGCGGCTCTCAGTTTCCGTATCTCCTGCACCTTATCGAAGTCATCCTTGCTCACAAGCGACTCGAACATCCCATCCACCAGATACATAGGCAGCTCCCCTTTATTCCGCTTGCGAATATGCCCCTCACTGATGTAGTTTTTCTGCAATGCCATTGTACCCGTGTAGGAGATGTTGGAGAGAATATCCTTTACCGTGGTCTGCTCGATGGGTCTCCCCTGCCGCCCCGTGATTCCGCGCCCTGCGAGTCTCTTCGCGATGGCGTAGGCAGATTCCCCGGCAAGGTATCTGCGGTAAATTTCCTTGACGATCTTGCCCTCAGCAGGGATAATGCGAAACATCTCACCGTCCCATTGGTAGCCGTAAGGTGCTTTATGCCCGTTCGGAATCCCCTCTGCGAACCGCCTCCGCACGCCCCACCGAATGTTGTCGCCGATGCTTCTGCTCTCTTCTTGGGCAAAGGATGCGAGCAGCGTCAAGAGGAGTTCTCCGTCCTCGGATGTGGAATCAATGTTCTCGCGCTCAAAGCGGACGGCAATCCCCTTCTCTTTCAGTCGTCGAACGGTATGAAGGCAATCCACGGTATCTCTGGCAAAACGGCTGATGCTTTTGACGAGCACCAAATCAATCTTCCCGGCGTTGCAGTCGGCGATCAGTCGCTTGAACTCCGTCCGATGCGCGGTACTTGTGCCTGTGATGCCTTCATCTGCGTACACTCCTGCGTATTCCCATGCGGGATTATTCTGGATGAGAGCACTGTAGTAACTGACCTGCGCCGCAAGAGAGTGGTGAAGAGTGTCCACAGAGACGCGGGCGTAGGCAGCCACACGCAGCTTTTTCTGCAATATAGGGCTTGGTTGGACTCTTCGTATCTTCAAGGCAATCCCTCCTTTCCACTCCCATATTCCCGTACTATCCGCACGATAGCAAGTCAATATCTGAAAATAGAAGCCCTATGACGGGGCGATATTTCTCGCGCATTTTCGCTTCAAAGGCAAGATACTCGTCCTCTGACAAAAGTCCGCTCTGCAGCATTTTCCATGAAGCACGCATCACCATCTGATACGTCATTTCCCGAAGTCCATCTTCCTTGCTCATCTCAACATCTCCCTTCATGAAGCAGCAGACAAAAACGGCACTTTTGGTCACCCCTACGGGCAAAATTTCTGTATGAAACACAATTACGCCAATATAAAAAGCCCGACGATCATCCGCCGGGCGTTGAAGTTGTTATGTATCCTATTGATCTTTGAGGCTGTGCATCATGTCCTGCAATTTCTGTGGAACGGGAAGCCCCATTCGTGCTGCGTTCTCGATGATCGAGATTCCTTCGTTCGAGATGTAGAAGAAGATCACGGCAGAGCGCAGGACGCATCCGCTTCCAATGATGTGAACATCTAACACATTCGCCACGCCGACAAGAGTGAAGATGCAGACTTTCTTGCAGATTCCCTTGAACCCTATCGCACTAGACAGTTTCTTTTCCACAATCGCACGGAGAACTCCCGTGATGTAGTCCGTCGCCACAAACGCGACAAGGGCATAGAGCAGATCGTCGAAGCTGCCAAGAAACTCCCCGACCACGATGCCAATGCCCGCCGCATAAAGACGTATGGTAAGAATATGATCCATCATCAAAGACCTCCTGCCTTTTTCCATTTATTGAGATTGCTCATCCTGCGCAGACGGTAGTTGTAGCATCCGCGCATCAGTTCCGTAAACTGACCGTCTTTCCATAAATATAAGGGCGAGCCTGTGCTGACAAGATATTTCCCCTGTCCCAGAGGGCAGAGACTTGTACGGGCAGTCGGATTCGTTTCCAGTTCCATGAGCAGCTCATCCTTTGCGCTGTAAATCTTTGAGATATATTTTTTCCCAGAGATAAGATAATCCAGATTTGCAGGAAAGCGCATATACATTCCATCATGGAGAGGATAGCGGATGCTGTAATCCGGTGCGCTCCATCTGCTTTCCGAAGTATGGGATTCCCCTGTAACAGAGTCTCTTGACGTTGTTTTGGTTTTCTCCATCCAAGGCTCAAGATTGCTGCCATCGAAGAACACATAACGGTCTGTGCTGACATGGCTTCCGTTTTCCCCATGCTCTGATATGGAGTGCCATATCATCACTTTGAAGTTCCCTGCTTTATCCACCCGCCCGCCTTCTGTTTGGCAGCTATAGAGGTCAGTGGGACCGGATACGGCGGGAGCACCAAACATCGGCACAAGATCGTATGAGGCAATAATCTCTCCGTTGCATTTAACAGCGAGGATACTGTCACGCTGATCTGCCCCGATGAGCGGGAACACGAGAGCATTGACAGCTTCGAGGGTATAGAGATTTCCCCGCTCATCCATTTCGGCATCAAGCATTCCATAGCCTGTAACATACGCGAAGTGGCGACTGCTGTTGACCATCCATATATCCTCTTGGGAAAAACCGAGCGGATGAATCTTTCCTTTTGCATAGTACGAATGGAGCATCTGGTTTTTTTGATCCTTCCACTTTATCTGGAGGAGCGGTATGCCGGAAAGAACATTCGTCGGAACATAACTGCTGCCCCCATTGGATTCATGCCCGTAGACGCAGCGACCGTCCGTCCAGATCCATTCGCCCGGATAGACGGTGCGATTTCCTATGCAGGTAAGCCACACACCATCCGCAAGCACCCGATTCCCGCGCACCTCTCTCACTCTCGCCCTGTGCATCGTCTCACGCTCCCACGATAACGGCAGTGCCGCCCTTTGAAATCTGTACCCACACCAAACTGCCGTCTGACGTATTGCAGTCCACTGCCGCACGGAAAGGATAGGATCGCTCGCCGATATGAACACGCCCGTTACGGATGATTCCCCTCTGTGCGCGAGATTCCTGAGATTGTCCATTTTGCAGTCCTGCTCGTATTGCCGCCGCAAGTCCAAGAACGCCGTTCATCCGTACCACCTCACCATCTTGATTGTCTGCCGCAGGAGGCGCGGCGTGAGTTCCACCGTATTAGACTGCAAGAAATACTCGTACCCCTCGAAGCGGATGCGCTCGGTAAAATCGACGATGTGGTCAATGTCAGGAACGCCGCTACGAATCCGTGCGCGAATCTCCACTGTAACTGTCTCCTGCGTTTTGCGATTGAGCCATTCGATTTCCTTTGTCAGCATCCGTAAATATTCTGCCCCCACAACGGGAAATTCGGTGTCGATGAGCGAGGAATACGGCAGTGTATCGTCACTGGCGTAATGAGCACCAAGGCTCAGATTCGACTGCTCGACGGTGAACTGACTCGCCTTACCGCCGGGCTTTCCCTGTGAGAGCGAACTTCCTTCAAGCACACCGTCCACATAGACCGTGGTCGCATACCATCCATAGCCGAGCGGCGCATGGTAGGTAATGCGCTCCGTCCCCTTCTCACGGCTCCAATCCTCCCAGTCATATTCCGTATGCTTCTTCCCGTCATTGACCGCCTCTGTTGTACGCTCCCACTCCTTGAAGAGATACACGTCACGCCCTGTAGAGGCATAAGCATAATCCGTACGGCTTGTCGAACCGTCCACATTGTGCGTGCGCTTTTCGGCGAGATACTCCCCGTCATAGGAATAGGTACTGTAGCCGTTTTCGTTCGTCTCACGGACAAGAAAACCGTTGGAGTAGGTTCTGCTGATCTCTTTGAAGGAAATCGTGCCCGTAAAAGGAACGGGAGACGTGTCCTCCTCGTTGTGCGCTCCGGTGGAATCGTTGTGAGAGCTGTGCCAGACGGAGCGCAGGAGCTTCCGCTCTACGGTCGGCTGTGCGTGCGGCCAGTTCGTAATGTCAATGACAGACTCCTCCATGCCGCGCTGAATGATGTGGAGCGTATCACCGCGAATAAAGACGTTGATCTGACGTTGCGGCAGTTTTGCCGTCCATCCGAAGAGTGCGGAGATGAAGTCATGGTACGTCATACCGCTGCCCTCAAAGTTCTGCGACGGCGTGAAATCATCGGTCAGGCGATGCAGCCGAATCCTCAGTGCCGCCGCAATCTCCGCCGCATAGCGCGAGACCTTCGCCCGCTCGACGTAGATATGGATGGGCGTGTAGAGGAGTGTGTCTTTACTGTACGTCCCCTTGACGGACTGCACGATGCCGCGCTGACTTGTTTCCTCGACGAGAAAACGGAAGGCATAGTCCAGCACCCGACCTTGGACGTTCGAGCCGATGGGGAGAGGATTCACGGTTTCGAGTTGAATGTTATCCGAGAGACTGAGTTCGCCGAGCGTCACGGAGAACGAGCGAATCCCGCGCTCTCTAAACTCTGCGTAGGTAAGCGTATGTGGAATCTCGATTTTCGTGTCTGCAACGATGCGTGACTGTTTGACAAGAGTCCGTTTCATATCTACCAACGCTGCTTCACAATGACCGATACGACGCTGCGTGTCGCCCGTTACCGTGATTTTCTTGACGATCCGAATATCGCGCAAGGTATCTGCACGCATGGCGATGGACGTGTTGAGACGGCGCGACGTATCTCCGCTGACCTGCACGGGCTGACGAAATACGGGAATCACCGTGGCATATATAACAGACTTGATGTGAATGCGCCCGAACGGCAGCCACGCAATACAAATGCCAGGTTTCAGCTTGATGCTCATGTTCCCGCTCTCCATCCGAACTGCCGCCCCGTGAGTTCTGCAATCGTCATGGAGACGGATCGTGCATCCGCAACAACGGACGTCGGATTCTGCTCTACAATGTGCCTTCCGTATTCCGTGATATTCCCGCCGCTCTTTTCATGTGCTGTCAAGGCACACAGTCCCTCTGCCGTGCGATAGGCGGGATTGCCGAGAAGGGAAATCCCCGTCACACGCGAGTCCGCGCCATACTGCGCGGACAGGGCGGCAACATCCACCGTTTGCAGAATCTCCTGATTCGCCGCTGTCGCCTCATAGCTTCCATCACCGCAGTCGGTCATATTTGTCTGCGTCGATTGGACGGGCAGCATAATGACCTGCTCTCTCGGACTGATCTCCTCATCCGAGAGGATGAGGTTCGAGACGAGAATGTCCTCGGTTCTACTGTAAACCGTAATGGTCTTTTCACTGGAACTGTAGGCGTACCAAAAAGAGCAGTCCTGCTTGTTATAAACCTCGCGTTCGTTCAGGAGTGCCCGAAAGATACCGTCATTGTTCTGCCCCGGTTTGACGTGGAACCACAAGGTATTGACTGCATTTACGCGAATGCTGTCGGAAGTGGCAATGGTATCGTTATTGTTGTTTCCCTTCATGCGCCACCTGCTCCAGGACGTTTCCGCGCTAACGATGATGTAGCCTCCAATCGCAAGGGTAAGTTTGGCACGGTCTGCATTCTCCGGTGCTTTGAAGTACAGATCCAGTTTCCCGTAAAGCTCTGTGGGGAATTCTGAAATCGTCAGCCCTTTGTCACTGGTCGGCTGCCAAAAGGATACGCCCGTCTTGCTGTACTGCTCCCCTGTTACCGTCGTGCCTCCACGAGCCGAGAGCAGCTCCGCATAGCCCGGATTGATGTATTTGAACGCCATACAAACCTCCTCAATTCGAGACTAGGAGTCCCTCTGCCTGAATGTCCACGCTCACATCCTGCTGCGGTGGCTCATCTGCACTGCTGAGTGCCTTGACCCAGAAGACGGTATTCGTGTCGCCGACATTGGATAATGCGATACTGTCTTTCCACTCGGCGGACTCCAATACCGTTTCGGCAGTGTATCCGTTATTGATTGCCGCTTTCCACTTATCCGCATGATCGCCAATGAATTTGATCGTCAAGGCTCCGTCAATATGGAAGCCGCTCTCACACCGCACGGCGCATTTGACAGCTTTCTGCTCGCCCTTGCCCGCATCGAGGAGGACGGAGATGGGCGCAAGTTCCGTGCCGGAGCTGACCTCCGTCCCATCCTTGCTACCCTCCGTCGGATTGTTCATATAGATATGCAGGAGTTCTGCCATTGTCACACCCTCCAAAATTCCAGAGACAGTTTATATACTTTCGGAAAATGAGCCACATACTCGTAGGACTTCACCACAACACGCATAGAGGGCAGGATGTTCCCGCCCTCATCCGTTACGGATACCATCGTGCGGCTATCCCAATATGCCTTGATTTTCTCCCAATCGGCAGCAGTGACCGTGACCGAACAGGAAATACGGTCGCCCTCCGTGATGTGTCCGAAATCCTGCACGACCGCTCCGCCGACAATTTCCAAAAGCTGTTGACGGTCGTCGGGAATGGTCTGCCAGTTTTCAACGGATAATGTCCGTACCTCACCAATGTGAATATGAATTGGAATCACCCCCTAGGGCATTTTCAACGGCAGGACGGATGCGGTCGGCGACATGATCGGCGAGCATACGCATTCCCTCGTTATCCTCCGTGACGGCGTTCTCGATTTGCACCTGTATGTGAATCTGGCGATTGTCCGTCATGGAGGGAGAACCTTGTGCTTCACGAGAGGACGGGACATTTTGTCCCCCTCCCTGCACGATCTGCACCTGTTTCCCCAATCCTGCCATCATCTGTGCATACGAGAACTCCTGCCCATTGACACGGATGCGGGAACTGTCTTCACGCTTCTCGGGGGCAAAATTCGGCAGGAGATTCTCCATCGCCCATTTGCGCCCGGACTGGAACTGCTGCAGGAGTTCCGGCGTCAGCCTCAGATCCTCTGCCGTAAACTTGTTCTTTTTGCGCAGGTACTCCATCAGCCCGACCTGCCCGGACTGCTTGAATACCTTCAGTTCCTCTTTCTGGGAGCGCAGGACTTCCAAGGCGGCATTACGCTTGGCATCGAGTTTTTCCTTCTCTGCCCAGCGTGTCGCCTCGACCTCGTCCAGACCTTTCTGCACCCACGCATCCTTCTCGCGCTCGATCTCCGCAAGGCGATTTTCGAGTTCCGTTTTCCAGATCGAGTCAATATTGGAAGCGACATCACGCTCCCACTGCTCCATGACACGCGCCTTGCTCTCACTGAGCCAGTTCTGCGTTTGGACTTCGTCCAAGCCCTTCTGACGAAAGGCATCGGCTTCACGGGCGATGGAATCCAGCTTGTTCTGCAGATCCGTCTTGTAGAGCGCATTCGCCTTGTCCACAACGTCCCGCTGAAAGTCAGCGTAAATCTTCGCTTCTTTTGCCAAACGGTATTCGTCAATGAGGTGCGGATCTGCGCCCTTCCGGAAGAAATCGAAGGATTCGCGATCCAGACTGTGAAAGCTGTTCTGAACATCCGTGTGTGTCAGTGTATATAAATTGTCCGTCAGCTGTGCGGTCGCCTTTGCAGACTCGCTGACCGTCTTTGCAGCATCTTTCTCGGCTGCCGCACGGATTTTCGCCGCCTTTGCATTCTGCTCCTGCGCCTTGGCATTCTTCTCCGCTTCGGCACGTGCCTTCTCCTCTGCCGCCGCTTTCTCTTTGGCAATCTTCTGCTGTTCTTGGTATTTCTTGTACTCATCGCCATAGAGTGCGTCAAGAACCGTACCGCCGAGGAACGGAACAGCAATCAGCGGAGATGCCACAGGATGATTCTTCATGAGCCACGCATTCGCCTCGGCGTGTTCATTGACCTTATGAATCTGCTCGCCGACAAAGCCCGCAAGCTCCGCGACGGTCTTGAGTGCTTCACCCCATCCGAGGACGGCATCCTTGATTTCGTCCTTGTTATCCCGAATCGTTTCAACGAGAGATTCAAAGCCGTCATTGATCTCCGGCATGAGTTCCTCGGCGACAGGAAGCAGTGCCGCACCAAGTGCAAGTTTCAGCTGTCCCGCTTCCATCTCCATTTCGCGCCACTTGAGATAGGTCTCATGCGCCTGTTCCGGGTCGAGCAGTCCCGTGGTCTTGACGCGCGAGGAAATGGTCATCAGATCGTCATACTGTTCGAGAATCGGAATGAGCGCCGTACCACGCGCACCGAGCACCTCGGCGGTATATGCTTCCTCCATCCCGGCCTCGCTTGCGGTCTTATATCCCTTCGCGAGTTGGGCGAGCTGCTCATTCAGCGGCAGGAGATTCCCCTGCTGGTCTTTGAGTGCGATGCCAAAGCGCGAGAGTGCGCGAGACGTGTCATTGCCGGAATTGCCCGCTGCAGATACCTGCTTGTCGAGACGTGCAATCAGAGGAATGACGCTCTTGATGTCCGTATCCGCAAGTTGGAACACCCGATTGAGCGCCGCCGCCTCACTCGCAGAGACATGAAGTCGCTGCGTCAGCTTATAGACGTTCTCGCCCGCAAGCATCGCGTCCTTTGTGATGTTGAACAGTCCCGCGCCTGTTGCAGCGACTGCCATAACGGCAGCCATCTTTGTGGAGAGGACATTGAATCCGCTCGTTAGATTCTTGACACCCGCCTGTGCCGCCGTCATGCCCGCTGAGATACGTCCGCCGAGCGTGCCGGAGAGTACCGCACTTTCTTTTAGGCGGTTATTCAGCTTTCGCACCTCTGCTTCGGTCTGTGCGACAGCGCGCTGTTGTCGCAGGAGATTGCTCTCCACACGGCGATAGGCGGCGCTGTCCGCGCCATCGTTTTTCTTTGCGGATTGGAGGACAGCGGCAAGAATCTGTTCTTTCTGCCGCTGAATGTCGAGTTCTCGGTTGATCGCCTGATAGCGCACCTTGATCTTGTCCAGTTCCGTCCCCACGCCGTCGAGTTTGGCAAGGTCGGCATCCAGTTTCAGATGGATGTTGTTTGCCTTGCTGTTGAGACGTGCGATGGAATCCGAGACGGTCTTGCCCGCCGTATCGAAGTCCAGCTGCAGCTGTGCGATGTTGAGACCGATGTCGAGATAGAGTTCATCGATCTTCTGTCCGCGCTTTGCCACTCCATCTCACTCCCTACATCACATCGTCAATAAAGCGTTCACATTGCTGCTGTTCGCACAGTGCCGTTACCACAAGCTGATCGAGCAGGAATCCAATCTCATGTGAATCAATCTCGTGCATTGTCCACCCGTAGGCGGACTGCAGTCGCTCGTAGTAACGCAGTAAATTCTGGTACGGAGAAAGAACTACGCCTCTTTCCCCGTCTCCCCGTTTGGGAGGTTCACCAGTTTGGAGAAGGTCAGTGACTGAATCCAACGGAAAAGGAAGCGCGTCAGCGGCACAATGTCCGCAACGTCTACATTCTCCTCCACGGATTCCCTTGTCACTTCCTCCCTGCCGAAGCCGAGAACGATCAGACGGACATGCTCGTCCAGAAAATCTTCAAGGCTCAAATCTTCCTTGTCGGCATCAAAAAAGGCAAGGAACGCACGCCAGACCTTCATCTTCGGAGGGTTCGGCGTGATCTCCCTGCCCGCAATATGCAGTTTCGGTGTTTCCATAGCTTCCTCCCTCAGACCTGCTCGTACCACTTCGTCCCCGTCTCTGCGGCAAAGCCCGCTGCCTCCTCATCTGCCTTGGCGTAAGAGAGACCGTCCGAGAGACGGTAGATCGCCTTTGCCGTCAGCGTCGGTGTGTCGAACTGAATGCTCTCCTGCTTTGAGTTGCCGCTCTCGGAGGGTTCCGTGAATTGGACTTTGTAGAATTTGGTGTATCTCTTCTTGCCGTTGCGCTTATCCGACTGAAAGAGCACGGCGAAGTACGGAGCGACATCGTCCTTGCCCGCCTTCATTACGCCGTTTTCGATACTGTGTCCCAGAAGGTAAGCCGTGTATTCCAAAGGAAGCGCGGCAGTATCGAAGGTCAAATCGTAGGATGCGGTATTAGATGCCGTATCCACGGACTGCCCATCCGCGAAAAGTTCCGCCTGATTCGTCTGCGGCTTGATGTCCACTTTGCGCAGGAGCTTTCCTAGCGGAATCGGAGCTTCGTAGGTCGCCGCCCCTCCTGCCGCATCGGTGAGCATCTTGGCGATATGAAGTTTCTGGATGTTGATGAACTGCCCGCTCGTAAGATTCCCTGCGGGCTTTGTTGCCGGTGTTGGACTTGGCATTTTATTCTCCCTCCACTGCTGTTCTGTAATCTGTGATTTCCACGAAAATATCTTTCTCTGTCAGTTCCTGCGTCTGCGCACGGACAAAGCCGAGTGGCAAAAGCGCGTTCTGCACGGCGTGATGAATCTCTCCGAATCTACCATCCTTCGTCAGAATATGGATACGCACCGTGATTCGGCGTTCCAACTCCGCACCGTCTGCCGAGAGCGCGGGAACGTCGGAAATGACGGAGTAAACGAGAATCGGATACGTCCCCGCATTGGGACTGCGCCCGTGGTAGATGCTCTTCTTTCCATGCGCGAGAAGCTGCGTCAGCTCCTTGGAGCGCACAAGTGCCTGATACACCATCTTGGCAACACTCATTTTCCCCTCCTCCGAATCGCCGTACGCACAGCATCGACGATGGCAGAACGAATACCGTCCTTCTTGGCATCGAGCGCGGGATAGAGGAACGGCTTGTTAATACGTGGGCTGAACTCAACGAGCACGCCGTAGAATACGCCATCCTGAGACGCTGCATCTGCCGCTATGCGCCAAACAGAACCGTCCTTCCTGCGCAGTCGGTTATGGATCGAGTCACGGAGTGCGCCCTTTACCACGCGCTTATCTGTTCCCGTATAGACAGGACAGCGGTTCTTTGCCTCTGCGACCACATCGTCCGCGCCATGCGCAAGGGCTTCCTTTGCCGCAGTCGTTGCCTCCGCGCCGAGTTCCGAAAGGATCTTCTCGGCAGAGACGAAACCTCTATATCTAGCCATCTTCCACCAACTCCCTGCATTCCATCACGAGCCATCGCTTCTTCCCGCCAAGCGGATACGGCGGCACAATCGGTGTGAGGGTTTTATCGACCCAACGGATACGATCCGTCACTTTTACATCTTTGCAATAACGAATGACGATGCGGTAATCCACCTCCTGCACCTTCTCCGCATATCCGTCGGAGATTTTTGCCGCAAAGGGCAGAACGAGTGCCCATGCTTTCCCGACTTCCTGTGTTGTTTGCGCGAGGATATTTCCCTCATCGTCCGTATCCGTGACGGGACGCAGGAAAGTGATTCGATGACGCAGTTCGCTCATGGACACTCTCACCTAAAAGTCCTCCTTCCGTACACCGAAAAGCAAGGAGCGAAGCGTCAGCGCAAGCCCTCTGTGATCCGCTTCCTCCCGATGTTCATAGAGATAGGACACGGCATAGAGCACCGCGACACGCACGATTGCCTGATCTTCGACCTTGGACAGCTTCTTCACACGCAGGAGAGCCGTACAAATCTGTTCTGCCGTTTCCGTAAAGTGCATGAGGAGATCGTCCTCATCGTCGGTATCTACACGCAGATACTGCTTGACTGCTGCAAGTGGCACAAGCATAGAACCACCTCCCCTCTTTGCCGCAAAACTAAAGTCCATCAAATTGGTGCTGAATTTATCAGCGCTTCCATACATCAGCCCTTCATCTTGAGCGTCTGCACGGCTTCCTCGAGGACGAGTTTGCCGTCTACACGCTCCTTCATGACGTAGCCGACCATGCCGTTGCCTGCAAACAGCTCCTTGAGTTCCTGCAGGGAACGTGTCCCACGGTCGCCGATGTTGTAGTAGGAGTAATCGCCGAATGCGATGACGATCTTTCCCGCCTCGACAGCGGGCATATACGCCGAAGAGTAGACGGGGTAGCCGAGCAGACGGTCTGGTTCACCCATCTGGTACGATGGCTGCCAAAAATATGCACCGTTGGCATCCTTGAGCTTTCGGATGCTTGCAAGCGTCTGGTCGTTGACGATGAACGCCGCATTCTTGCGGTAGGGACGCTTGAGACTGTAGACGAGCGTCACGAGTTCGTCCGCCTTGATGTCTGCCGCCGCCGTGGTGACGGATGTCTTTGCCGAGGTGAGAAGTCCCTTCGGCTTGTGCGTGCCGTCGCCATTGAGGAACGCATCCTCCTCTGCGTTGCCGAGAGCCTTGCCGAACTGCTCGATGAGATAGCTCTCAATGTTGAAGGCGTTGTCGTAGAGAAGCTCTTCCGTCACCTTGACCGCGACGTGGAGCTTGTGTGCGTCGAGAACAATCTGGTCAAAGGTCGCGTCGCCGAAGGTAAGCGCAGCGCCCTCCTCGATCCACGATGCCGCAGGTTTGGTGGCGGCAATGTTGATCTTGTGTTCGCCGCTCGTGGTGATAACCGTCGCAAGCGGACGCAGGACATTCTCTTCGCTGAGTACGTCGATGAGACGTTTGTCATATTCCTCGGGAACGAGATAGCCTCCGCTGGCATCCGTCCCCTCCTGCAGGACGTTCTCCACCTGCCGAAAGTTCGTACGGAGAGCTTTGAGCATCGCAGAGCGGTATGCCTCGCTTGCACGCCCCGTCTTTTCTGCATTGAACGCAGCCCCCGGAGTGTTGGTGATTGCTGCCGTTACAGGCTTTGCAAGCTGCGCGTCAAGAATCGCCTGACGCTCTATGCGCTCGATGTCCTTGCCAAGCGCGAGTACCTCGTTCTCCATCTGCTCATACGCCTTGGCATCCTCTGCCGTAAGACGACCGTCCTTTTCGTGAGAATCCAGAAACTGCTTTGCCTGTTCCCACATTTCTGCACGCTTCTCGCGCATTGCCATGATCTTATCCATGTGTTTGTCCCTCCGTTAGTTCCTTAGTGTGAAATAGAAAAGAGCCGTCTTTTCAGAGGCTCTGCATCGACATTGTGTGTCCCCTGCCCGAATTTCGAGAGCAGAGAGTTTGTGACGGCGGCGCGGGAGAAGATCAGCCCGTCTGCCGCAGCACTTGTGAGATGTTCCCTATTCTCATAGAGAACGGAATCCGCAAACCCAAGTTCCACTGCTTTCTTTGCATTCATCCATGTCTCGGCATCCATGAGACGTGAAATCTTCGCACGGGAAAGTCCCGTCTTGAGTTCGTAGGCGTTGATAATGCTCTCCTTGATTTCAGAGAGGAACGTAATTGTCCGCTCCATCTCGTGCGTGTCTCCGATAGAAACGGTCATCGGATTATGCAGCATCAACAAACCTAGAGGAGAAATCTCGACGGTCGATCCTGCCATCGCAACGACGGATGCGGCGGAAGCGGCAATCCCGTCAATCTTGACCGTGACCTCGCCGGGATATTCCATCAGCATATTGTAGATCTGTGCCGCTGCATAACAGTCGCCGCCAGGTGAGTTGATCCAGAGGTCAATATCTCCCTCAGCGGCGTTCAGCTCAGAGCGGAACATCTGAGGTGTGACCTCATCGCCCCACCACGTTTCGTCTGAGATTTCACCGTCGAGGAGCAAGACACGCTTCTCTCCCTCGTTCCGTACCCAGTTCCAAAATTTACGTTTCATCACTTACTCCCTTCTGCCTACCGGCAAACAGCCCCGCATCCTTTAGCTTCGTCATATTCCCGTTGATAAGGTATAGATCGCCGCCCTCCTCCGCTTCGATGGGATTCATGTCCTCAAGACTGCGGATGTCATTCGCGGAGAGCCATCCGTTCTGCCGCCCGATGGCATATCCCTCCATACGGCTCTTGTAATCCCCACGCAGCAACCCATCGACGTTGAAACGAATGAAGTAATCCTTCCGCTCCTTCTCCGTCAGCAACGCCTTTTGAAGCGACTGCTCCCACCGCACGACCCACGGGTTCAGTGTGTACTTCACGAACTCCAAGGACTGCTGCTCGATGTTCGAGAAACTCGACTTTTCCAGATCACCGACCATATGCGGCGGCACACGGTAGAGACGTGCGATCTCGTCAATCTGGAACTTCCTCGTTTCAAGAAATTGCGCCTCCTCGGGCGGTATGGCTATCTGCTGATACTTTACGCCCTCCTCAAGGACGGCGATCCTGCCCGTGTTCATCGTTCCACCGTAAACGGCGTGCCAACTCTCACGGAGCTTCGACGGGTCCTTGAGAACCCCCGGATGTTCCAGAACACCGCCCGGACGCGCCCCATTCTTGAAGAAGGCGGCACCATATTCCTCTGTGGCAAGCGCAATCCCGATGGCGTTCTTCGCCATAGCGATAGGAGAATATCCGACAAGACCATCGAAGCCGAGTCCCGGGATATGCAGAACATCCTCATGGCGCAGACGAATCTGCCCCTTGTCTGCAAAATTCGGATTCTCCTCCGTGCTTCGCATATAGGTGTAGTAGAGTTCCCCCGTACGGCTGTCGCGGCTCACATCCATCTTGTCCGGGAGCAGCGGATAGAGTCCAAGGACACGCCCCCTGCCATCCCGAAGTATCTGGGCATAAGCATTTCCCCACAGGAGGAGATGCGCCATAAGCGTCTCACGAAAGACGAAACTCGTCATCTCGGAATTCGGCGCATCGTGGAGTAGGAAGTACAGCGGATGCTCCGGCACGCGCTCCTTGCCCTGTCCTTTGTAGACGTAGACGTGAAGCGGCAGCCCTGCGATGGACTCCGCGAGAATACGGACACAGGCATAGACCGCCGTCGTCTGCATTGCCGTCCGTTCGTTGACCGCCTTGCCCGCCGCTGTCTGCCCAAACAAAAAGGACAAGCCGCCAAGATAATCTCTGGGCTTGTCCCGCGAACGAAAGAGTTTTGTGAAGAAGCTCATGGAAACCTCCATTTCCAAAACGGTATGAAAAAGCCTTAACACAGAAGATGATGAGAGCAAGAGCACCGCCCTTTCGAGCGGTGCTCCGTCGTTTCAGCTTAGAAGATTTCGATGCAGGAAAGCTCCATGCTGTTGATGTCGGCTGTGAATTTCGCGCCCCGCGCAATCTCGTCGGCGGCTTTCAAAAGCTCCTCCGGCGTGGGATTTCCGCCCATCTGGCAAATGCTGGCATTGGCTTTGATGTCTCGGAAAACCTCGCGGGCTTCCCAATCCGTCTTCTCGTAATCCGTTTCTTTGCGAATCTCGATGCGGATGTAGCTGTCGTGGTTGCTCTCGTTTGCCCAGCCCATCGTGTTTTCCTGCAGCTTGAGTCCGTACTCGGCAGCCTTGCTCTCGATGATCTTGGCGATTTCCTGCTTGTTCATTTTCTTTTCCTCCGTTTCTGGTTCCTTCGGTTTTCCCTTTCGGTATGTGTATATTCCCGTACTATCGGCAAAATAGCAAGGCCATATGTGAAGATAAAGCGTGTATACGATCGCCCTAAAACACCCACACACCACGGCTCTCATACACGGATTCCGAGGTATCATTCCCGCAACGGATCGCACGATCCAGTGCCATGATAAGGGCGATCACGCCGTCGATCTTCTCGGTGGATTTTTCCTTATCTGCCTTGATATTCCCCGCAGGATCGGTGCGAATAAAGATGTTGTCTGCCATCCAGCGCATGACGGGATGCCCGCCGTGCGCTATTTTCTTTTCCAGAGTGAGCTTCATCAGCTCCTTGGTCGGCGGGCTCATATCCTTGAAGCCTTGCCCGAACGGAACAACGGTAAAGCCCATCCCCTCAAGGTTCTGCACCATCTGCACCGCACCCCATCGATCAAAGGCAATCTCGCGGATGTTGTACTTTTCGCCCAGTTTCTCAATGAACGTCTCGATGAATCCGTAATGCACAACATTCCCCTCGGTGGTCATAAGAAATCCCTGTCTCTCCCACACGTCATACGGAACATGGTCACGCCGCACGCGCAGGTCGATGTTCTCCTCGGGAATCCAGAAGTACGGAAGCACGGCAAACGGCTCATCTTCCTCGGTTGGCGGGAATACGAGCACAAATGCCGTAATATCCATCGTGGAGGAAAGGTCAAGCCCGCCGTAGCAGACGCGCCCCTCCAAGGACTCTGCATCCACAGGCATAGCACACGCATCCCACTTGTCCATCGGCATCCATCGTACGGACTGCTTCACCCACTGATTCAACCGCAGCTGTCGGAAGCTGTTCTCCTCGGCTGGATTCTGCCGTGCGGAATCACAGGCTGCCTGTACCTTATCGATACCGACCGTGATACCGAGCGACGGATTCGACCGTTTCCAGACCTCCGGGTCTGTCCAGTCCTCATCTTCCTTCGCTCCATAGATCACGGGATAGAAGGTCGGGTCGATCTTTCGCCCTTCGAGAATATCCTTTGCTTTCTGGTGCGTCTCGTAGCAGATGGACTGCGTATCCGTCCCCGCTGTGGTGATAAGGAAGTAGAGCGGCTGCATACGCGCATCGCCGGAGCCTTTCGTCATAACGTCAAAGAGCTTGCGGTTCGGCTGCGTGTGCAGCTCGTCGAATACAACACCGTGGATATTGAAGCCATGCTTTGAGTACGCCTCTGCCGAAAGCACCTGATAGAAGCTGTTCGTCGGCAGATACACCATCCGCTTCTGGGAGGCAAGGATCTTCACTCGCTTGCCGAGTGCGGGACACATACGCACCATGTCGGCTGCGACCTCGAATACGATGCTCGCCTGTTGACGGTCAGCGGCGCAGCCGTAAACCTCGGCACGCTCCTCTCCGTCGCCGCAGCAAAGGAGAAGCGCGACGGCAGCGGCAAGCTCACTGTTGTGCGTCGGAACGAAGGATTCCCCTACAAGATAACAATGGCTTCTGCTGTCCACTTGAATACACTGCATGGGGACATGCTCTTTGAGCGGCGCAACATCTGCCAGATAATGAAAACAGGAGCGAGTTTCCTTAACCCGCTCCCGTTTCCGGCAGATTTTCCGATGCAGTTTTGATGTCGGTTGATCGTCAAATGTGGTGAATCGTATGATGTATAATGTCTCCCCCGTCGGCTTTCCGCATCGCGTAGACGGTGCTTCCGTCATGGCATTCTTGATGCCGAGACTCCACAAGAGTTCGCGTACTGATTCGGCAAGCTGCTTGATGGTGCTGACGTAGACGCTCTGCGCTTTCCGACTGCCGATACATCCGTCAGAATCCATCAACCCCTGCAGGAGTTCCCATCGCTGTCGCTCCGAGGCTCTAAGATATGCGACTGGGATCACCTTATCGCGGAATGTCGACACGAGAATGCTCTTTAGTTCCTCATAGTACACGCGCACACTTCCCGGCTGAGGAATGCTGTTGTATGGAGCATATGGCACATTCTGAGTGACCGCTTGTACATCCTTGTCGCAGATGGTGATTTCAGGCTTTGTGGCGCATCCGTTGCCGAGCCAATATCCGTAAAGATACGGGTCAACAGGAAGATCGCACTCTGCGAGATTCAGCGGCTTTGCCACGGGAATACGGATAATGGAACGGCGTGCCTCTTTATCGTTGTCTGCGTACCGCGCCCGATATTTCATCGTTCGGCGATAAATATCACCTGTTGTCCAAAGCACAGATTGCGGCTTCCCGATGATGTAATCCACATTCCAGAGATGCCGTTCCCCTGCCACGATGGACGAGCCGTCACGAAAAGTCAGCCGATAGGCTTGCTCCGTATCATCCACATCACTTCTGGCGACAACACGGCAGGCCTGTCCGTTTTCATCAAAAACGGTATCTCCCACGCGAATATCGCCCATCGTGGTAAACCCGCTCGGTGTCGGGATTTTCGTATCGAGTGCCAACTGTTTTCCCTGTTTCTTGGGAATCTCCACATACGCCGTGTTGAACTGCCGATAGCCGTTCGGCTTCAGAATTCCGAAAATGTCTCGGATAATGCGCTCCTGCCAGTCGATGAGTTCGAAGGGCTTTCCTGCCCACGTCCCCTTCGTATGGCACAGGCACTCGATGAAGCCGACGGCATAGTCCGCAGCGGCTTTGTCATAGTGTGCGTCCTCTGCCATGAACCTCGTCGGCTTGTAATCCGTCAGTTTCCGCAAGCAATCACCCCCATCAAAAAAGAGCCGCCGTCAGCGACTCAAAAACGCAGAAACGAGAAGCAGCCCCGAAGGGCTGTTTTGTTGTTCGGCGTGGCTTAGATGCGCTTCATGCACCATGCCATCGCGTGCCCGCCGTCCTCAAAAAGCTCCGTGGCGGCTTCGACGAGGTTCAGGCGGCATTCAATGTCTGCCAGTCCCGTCTCCTCCGGCGTTTCAACCATCTCGTAGACGGCTGCGTGGAAACCCCAACATTCCATCCCGACGACAAGGATCTGCTCGCCGTAGCGCAGGATCGCGCCGCTCGTCCCGAACCGCAACTCATCGAGGTGCTCCATCGTGGTGGTCTTCGGCCATCTTGCTTCTGCGTTCTTCATTTTGTGTTCCTCGCTTTCTGTGTGTAGGTTGTTCCCTTTTCCATGTGTATATATCACTCTAAACGAGGAATATAGCAAGTCATATTTCGGATAAACCACACTTATTTTTCGAGAGAAACACAGCCCCGAAAGGCTGTGCTGAATCGCTGAAACTATCGCCTATTGTTCACCCGTGAGGATGAAGCGTACATACGCCGCACGGTCTTCCTCGATGAAACAGACCAGCTCGTAGAATCCCTTCTCAAACGCTATCCGCTGAACCGCAGGAACATCGAACATATTCACCTGCCCCGAATCACGGATATCCATGATTTGGGAAACAACCTTCTCGTTCATGATTGACCGTCTTTCTGCACGATGCGGAAGGAGTCCACGCCGGGGATCAAACTGAGCGAGGATCCTGTCTCCCATCGGACGAGAAGCTGCCCCGCGTCATCAACACCCATGACCTCGCCCCTCGTTCCCATCGGCGGGGCTTGCGGATCGTCCATTCCGAGGAGTTCCACCTTCGTCCCGCGCGGGTACTGCTCACGAAGTGCGGCGATCTGCTCTCTACTCGGAAACCTCATTACGCTCATCTCCTTTCCGATGTCCGCTCTTGAACGCGCTGCTGCCCGTAAGATTCTGCAGGAGAATCTTGCGCGACTCTTTGTAGGCATTGCCAATCATGCCGAGGCGCAGGAGGAAGCAGCGGAATGCGTATTTCTCGTTGTCCACAATCTTCTCCTTTGCCGTGACGCGCTTTTGCGTCCGTGCCATCTGGCAGAGTTTGCTGATGAACTCGGCGTATGCCTTTGCCGTCTCGTCGGTGACCGTGCCGTGCAGCCATGCAAAGGTGATGCGGTCATCCGTCAGCGTGTAGGTTGCCTCCCGGATGTCGAAGGCGTGCCGAATCAGGCGTCCCTTGCTCAGGAGGAGTGCATCGAGATTCTGCAGTGCCGTCTCGGTGAAAAGGCTGCGTGGGAGACTGATGGAAAGGTTGTCCTCATCGGTTGCTGCGACGACAGCTTCCTCCATCGCAGTAACTTCTGCCGGCGTTTCTGTTGGTGTCAGCTTATCCTCTGCCGGATCAACTTCGCTAGGCTCTTCCACCGCCGCTTCCGGTCGGCTCGGCTCATTCGCCCCTGTGTCCCCGCAGAAAGCCTCGTTCTCGCCGTCCTTGGACGTGAAACCTGCCTCGCGTAGTGCCGTGCGCACACGCGTAACAGTCGCTTCGTCTGCGGCATCGTCGAAGCAAAGGCTGCCGTCCTTCGTGATCTCGAATGCGCCGACCTTGTAGGAAAAACTCGGTGCGCCGCAGTAGACGGGCTTCGTCTCAAGCACCTTGCCGACGATCCCGACCATCGCCTTGCGCTCTTCCTTCTGGATGTTGTAATTGACCTTCATTTTGAAAACCTCCTTTATGAACTTTGGTCATTACATTCATCACTCTAGCCGGGATAATTAGCAAGCAAATTGTGTTGTATACACCCATAGCCTCAGTGAGATAAACCACAGAGTATTATCATTTCACAGAATGAGGAGTGGTCATGCGCTCGAGCATCTTGCCCGTCATCCAGATCGCCCCGTCAATGACAAGCGGCAGGAAGATGCGGTCGCGGAATCTGCACCATCCTGACTCCTTCTCGGCACTCTCTTTCAGTGCCGCCGTATACGCCGCCGACACTTCACGCACCGCAGGAAGCCCCTTCTCATGCAGCCAGAGGACGGTCGCTTCCTTTGCCTCCGTCCGTACGAAGTCCCCTACATGATTCTTCAGTTCATTTTGAATGTGTTCCAGTTTCATCTTCAACACGCTCCTTCATAATCCGTTACCCCACGCGCAATGGCGCGGGCAAATTCATCCTGCTGCGACCGTAGAAGCTCTGCGTCACCCACATGGTCAATAAACGCAAGCTCCACGAGCACAGCGACCGCATCAGTGTTGCTCAGAACATACAGACCGTTGACACCGGGCTTCGCTCCCTTTGTTCCGCGATCCGTAGTCCCCAATGATGTGACAATCTGGTTCTGAATGCAGCTTGCCAGTGTCTCCCCTGCGCCGCTTCCGTAGAAGTGCCACGTCTCAGTCCCCTGCGCCACTCCATTACAAGCATTACAGTGGATGGAGATGAATACGTCCGCACCGCTGCAGTTGGAAGCCGAGACCACTTCGTGTAGGCTGTCGGATTGCAAATTTCCGACCACCTCAACACCTGCGGCAGCGAGATAACCCGCCACAAGGTCTGCGACGTTCTTTGCCACATCGCATTCCCGCAGCCCATATCCGCACGCTCCTGGGTCTGGATTCCCGTCCGGGGCATGACCTGGATTCAAAAACACACGCATCACAATTCCTCCTTCGCTTTTAACACATCCGCATACGGAATGCGCTCACCGTCACGTTCCAAAAACACATCTTCGGCATTCCCGTCTTTGCTCTGAATGTAGCGTTCGACCGCTACATCCACGAACTTCGGCTCAAGTTCCACACCGTAACAGATACGCCCCAACTGCTCACAGGCGATGAGCGTTGATGCCGAGCCGAGGAAGCCGTCAAGTACGACACCGTTTGTCTGCGTACACTGCTTGACAAGGTACGCGATAAGCGGCACGGGCTTCGAGGATGGATGTCCGCAGCCGTCCTTCTTCGAGTCTTTGATGCGGTCGAAAGCAAAGACGGTGGTCTGCTTCTGATCGCCATACCATCTGTGCCGTCCATCCTTCCTCCATCCCCAGATGATCGGCTCGTGAATGTACTTCCAATCCGTCCGTGTGAGCACGAGGCGGTCTTTCTTCCACACCAAGCCCGCACCAACTTTAAAGCCCGCATCCTCATAAGCGTCATGAAAGATGCGGGCTTTTGCTGTTGCGTAGAAAACGTAGATGGAAGCGTCCGCTGCCATCACCGAGTGGAAGGCGGTAAAGGCAGATTTGAGGAACTCGTAGGCGTCCTTGTCATTCAGATCATCGTTCTTGATTTTCCCTGAGGAACTTTCCAGAGCCACAAAATACGGCGGGTCTGTACACACGAGGTTGACCTTCTCGCCGCCAAGCAGACGCTCGTATGTCTCCGGCAGAGTGGAATCTCCGCAGATGACACGGTGCTTGCCGAGATGCCATACATCGCCCGACCGAGCGGCACAAGGCTTTGCGAGTTCTGCATCCACATCAAAGTCATCTTCCTGTGCTTCACCGTCATCCAAGGAGAGCAGGTTGGCAATCTCGGCTTCGTCGAAGCCTGTGAGCGAGATGTCGAAGTCCATGCCTTGCAGGGCTTCCATCTCAACGCGCAGCATATCTTCGTCCCACCCTGCGTCAAGTGCGAAACGGTTGTCCGCGAGGATGTATGCCTTCTTCTGTGCCTCCGTCAGATGATCCACAAAGACGCACGGTACGCTCTCCATCCCCTCCGCCCGTGCTGCCGCAACACGTCCGTGTCCTGCGAGAATGCCATACTCCTTGTCGATAATGACTGGACTGACGAACCCAAACTCGCGCAGACTTCCGCGCAGCTTATTAATCTGCTCGGGCGAATGCGTCCTCGCATTGTTGGCATACGGCACGAGTTTGGCAATCGGAACGAGCTTCATCTCTGATGTTGTTTTATTCAATGTTTAACCTCCTCAACTAAGCAGGATTTTTTATTTGTTTTACCGAATCAACTAAATAGAGTTGAGAGTTTGGAAAGAGAGGGATTATGTGATGAAAAAGATAGTACTTTCTTTGATTGCCGGTTGGATTCTTTTTATTGCAACAGCATATGCTAGTCCATATGACGGCTATGACATTACAAACAAAGTCGAACAATATGGTGATGACGTACGCACTGTTGCCGCATTGCCAAAGCCCAACAAACCTCCAAAGCAGAATTATATGTATGGGGACACAAACTATCCTCTTGTTGGACTCACTACATATGGCGCTATCTTTCTTGATAAGACAAGTTGCAAGTACGAGATTGCAGATGGTGTAGCAATTATTTCTTGCCTTGTTTATTATGGCAGCGGAGGTGCTGACGGTAACGGAAATGCCGCGAAACATTCTCCGACGATCATTCGGTTCAGCACTTACAAGACAGATAAACGGGTCATAAAATTCTTGAGTTCTGTTTCTCCAAATACCGGAAAGAATGATACCGAAAGCACATACCGATCTGACAACGGCTTTTTGAATGGTCTGTTTTGGTATTGTGCCGGAGTCCTTGATCTGAGCCAGTATCTCGATTAACCTAAACTAAAAATACGGAGCATCTATCTATGGATGCTTCTTTTATTTTCTTGACCTCAGCAGCTGTTCCATCCGATCCTCCTGCGGAGAGCCGTTGAAGGTCGTGGTGCAGTTCTGCTTGACGATGTCGAAAATCTCATACCAGAGCAGATTGGACTGTTTCTGGAACGCCTGTCCCATCTGGACAAAGGGGCTTGCAATCGCGCCGCCTGTGGTCGGATGCTTGCCGATGAGCCCGTATTGACTCATCGCCTCCTCACACTGAATGAAGCGGGCAAATGCCTGCGCATAGCTTTCGATGAGGCGAGGATTCACAAGCCGCTCACAGCCGCGCTCCTTCAGCCACAGCCATGTTTCGCGGAAAATCTCATCCGCGCCGAGCGGCTTTCCGTTGCGCTGCCTTGCAGATAGGAACTCGCTCGGTGTTGGCATTTCCTCCCCATAGAGGTCGGCGGCATCCACAAGGTCTGTGCCGTCCAACTCCGTCATGGGGAACTCCATGATGTGCGCCGTTCGCCCGCCCGCAATCTTATCTGCGAGTGGTTCGGGTTTGTCTCCCGCGCGGATGCGCCGTCCTCCGCGATTTGTACCGTCACGCGCCATCTTCTCGCCCCCTTTCCAAAACTATAGACACGAACTTTTTTGGTATTCTGCTGCCTTGATTTATTGCCAAATTCGTGTATAATACAAAGTAACAGGACTCCCCGCACCTCTCAACGATGTGTCCCAGGGGAGACATTTTTTTATAAAAACGGATGATGTATCATGACAGAAACAAAACGTCCTACGACCATTGCTGAACAAATTGCCATTCTAAAAGATCATGGCTGTATCATTTCCGATTCCACTTTTGCAGAGGAAATTTTATCAACCATCAACTATTACCGCCTGTCTGCTTATTTCCTCCCCTTTAGAAATGAGGACAGAAGTTTTCTTTCGGACACAACCTTTGAAAAAATTTATCGTATTTACGAGTTTGATCGGGAGTTGCGGTCGCTCCTTTTCAGTGCGATAGAGTCCATTGAAATCGCTTTGCGGGCACGTCTTTCATATCTGCACGGGCTACGTTACGGTGCCCTTGGATATCTCGACTCTGCAAATTTTAACGCGCGACATAACACGGATCGATTTTTAGAAAATATACAAAGAGAGATTACCAGTAATCGGAACGTCCCTTTTGTACAGCATCATCAACAGAAATATCACGGTTATTTTCCAGTATGGGTAATTACCGAGTTATTCACATTCGGTATGCTGTCATATTTTTATAGCGACTTACTCACACAAGATCAAAAAGCCATAGCGCGGCAATATAACACAAGCCATACGGTCTTAAAAAGCTGGCTGCGCTGTTGTACAGATGCGCGAAATATCTGTGCGCATTATGGTCGTTTGTACTATCGTGTGTTTTCTGCAGCTCCTGCCGGATTTAACCTCTCTGCCGGCGTTCGTTGGCGCATGTGGGCTGTTATGCTTGTCATAAAAGCACTCTATCCTTCCCCTCAAAAATGGAGTGAAGAATTTGTCCCGCGTGCAGAAAAACTCTTTCAAAAATATGCAGATGATATTGAGTTATACCACTTGGGCTTTCCTCGTGACTGGAAAGCACATCTGTAAAACGAGCCATCAAGTTTGTGTGGGGTTCCGCTCCGACTTGATGGCTCGTTTTCTATGCACATTCTTTAATACCCCGTTTGAACCGACGTTTTTGTGCGTACGCCCCCTCCCCGGTCCAGTAATAGCGCGGTTTTAGAGATTTGACCGCCCCCTGGGGGGCAATATCGTGTTGCATTTGCTTCACTTTCACGTTACAATAATCAAAAGGAGGTTATCCATCATGTCCAAGACTGCAACAATCAATATGCGCATCGAACCGACAATCAAAGCGCAGGCTGAAAGTGTTTTTTCCAGTTTCGGTATTTCCGTTACCGACGCCATTAACATCTTTCTGCACGCATCCATCATGGAGGGAGGCTTCCCCTTCCAACCGAAACAGCCCCGTTATAATAGGGAAACACTTCTTGCCATGCAGGAAGCACGCGACATTATGGATGGCAAAATCGAGCCGAAGCGTTATCCGTCGCTGTCCGCACTGATGGATGATCTGGATGCGGAGGATGCTCATGCTTGATCTCGTCACCACCACGCAGTTCCGCAAGGATTTAAAGAAGCTGCGTAAACGTGGAGCAGATATGCAAAAGCTGGATGATGTCCTGCAAATGCTCTGCGCAGAAAAACAACTGCCCGAAAGGTATCGGGATCACGCACTCGTTGGTGATTACATTGGTTTTCGCGAATGCCACATCATGCCGGACTGGCTACTCGTATATGCCATCGACAAAGGAAAACTGATTCTGACCGCTTCCCGCACGGGTTCACATAGCGATCTCTTCTAGCCGATTCATTGGAGTCGGCTTTTTATTTTGGTGCTTTCCGTTGATGAATCCGCTCATGACACGATACGCAGAGCGACATCAAATTGCTCTCGTCATGCGTGCCACCGTCTGAGAGCGGCTTGATGTGATGCACGAGTGCCGCGAGAATGTATCTTCCCTGCTCTTTGCATTTCTCACACAGCGGATGCGCTGACAAGTGACGGTCGCGAATCCTGCGCCATGCACTGCCATACCTCTCGTGCTGATCGTAGCCACGCGTGAAGCGGTCATAATGTCGTTGCATCGTTTTCTCGTGCGTCTCGCAGTAGCAGCTCTTTCGATCCGTAAGGTTCGGACAGCCTGTCATGCGGCAGGGTCGCTTCGGCTTTCTCGGCATCGCGCACCTCCTCGTGGCATCAAAAAAGCCCTCGCAGAGAATTGCTTCTCCGAGAAGGCTGATTCCATATCCTATTCTTGCTGAGTCTATCATATCACTGTCAACCCTATGAACGCAACGTGAACCTTTGTGAACTTATGTGAACTCGGATGAACTCTGCTGTCTTTTTTCCAAAATTTTTTCAACTTCATCCAGTGCCTTGGCATGAATCTTATGCACCCATCGAATGCTGACGCTCATATCCGCTGCAATATCTTCCCATGATTTGAAGCTGTGGTAGCGACGCTCTAGCACCATCTGAGAGTTTTCATCCTCAACTTGCCAGATCGTATTCATGATCTCGAGTTTCAGATTGATCAGACGGTCGATGTCTGCATTGATCTCATCTTCCGTGTCAGTCAGACGAGCGATGATGGTTTCCATCCGCTGATTGTTCGGACTCGGATTCCTCGGCATGTCGCTGATGACAGCGCTCACATTTATTGCCATGTCACGCAGCCGCGACACATGGGCGACCTTATCATTGATGCGTCGATCAATGTTCCATGCCTGACTGAGATACTCTTTCGCTGTCATGCAAATTCCCCCTCCAACTTTTCAAGCAGCCACTCTCCGTCCAGACTGGTCAGCTGTCCGAACCATGCAGAACGGAAGAACCGCTCCGTCTCAGAGCGCATCGCTGCCGCTGCAACATTCTCTGCGTCTTTGGCAAGAGCCGTTCGTGCCCACCGATAGTCTTTCGCCGCCTGTTCGACGATGGCGTTTGCCAGAATCTCATAGTTCATGATGATACCTCCGCTTTGACGGCCTCAATCAGTGCCGTCTGTGTCTTGTCCTTCCGTTTCAAGGCACGGAGGATTCTCTCGTCAATCGTGCCCTCGGCGATGATGTGCTGCACCACCACGGTGTTTGAGTTCTGCCCCTGTCGATAGAGCCGTGCCACGGTCTGTTGGTAGAGTTCCAAACTCCATGTAATGCCGAACCACACCAAGGTCGAACCGCCACTCTGAAGGTTAAGACCGTGTCCTGCACTTGCAGGATGGATGAGAGCCACGGAGATTTCGCCGCGATTCCAACGGGCGATTGCGTCATCTGTATCCAGTCGGACGCATGGCAGACGCTTTTCGATGCGCTCTGCATCATGCCGAAACCAGTACGGCACGAGGAGCGGCTTTCCGTTCATGCTCTCGATGATGTCTTCCAAGGCATCGAGCTTGCGGTCATGTATATGCAACGTAGATCCATCGTCAGTGTAGACTGTGCCATTTGCCATCTGCGCGAGTTTCCCGGACAGGACACCGGCATTTGCCGCCGTCACCTCATCGCCCTTCATCTGCAAAACCAACTGCTCACACATCGAGTCGTACATCTTTTTCTCAGCCTCATCCATGCGGACGCTGTATTCGCTCTCGATCAGCTTCGGCATATTGAGGTGATCGGCAGCTTTCATGGAGATGGTGATGTCGGAGATTTTCTCGTAAATCCGCTCCTCGGCTCCGGGCAACGGTGCATAGGAGAACACCACCTGCCCGTTGCGCTTGTCCGGCTTGAAGTAATCCTGCCGATACTTCGTGATGAATCTCCCCAGACGCGCTCCCATATCCAGAACCTTGAACTCCGCGAACAAGTCCATCAAACCGTTGCCGGATGGCGTACCCGTCAGCCCGATGACTCTCTTCGCCAATGGGCGAACCTTCATGAGTGCCTTGAACCGTTTGCTGCTCCAATTCTTGAACGAGGAGAGTTCGTCAATCACGATGGCATCGTAGGTGAAGTCGGTTTTCTCCACGAGCCACGGAACATTCTCACGGTTGATGATGTAGAGGGAGGCTTGCTTGCGAAGCGCATCCCGACGCTCTTTCTCCGTCCCGACTGCAACGGAATAACGGATATGGTTCAGATGCTCCCACTTTCCGATCTCCTGCGGCCATGTGTTCCGCGCCACACGGAGCGGCGCGATGACGAGGACACGGGAAATCTCGAAGCGGTCAAACAGCAGGTCGTTGAGGGCCGTGAGAGTAATCACCGTTTTTCCAAGTCCCATATCCAGGAGTACGGCGGCAGTTTTATGGCTCTCGATAAAGTCGATGGCGTACTGCTGGTAATCATGCGGTATGAACTTCATGGGGCATCACCTCCAATCTCAACGGAATTCATTACCGAAACACTTCCTGCAGCACATCCACATGATAGGTATTCACCATGCCGTATTTGGCATCGTACTCCTTGCCGATGTGGTAGCCTTGCTTTCTGGACATTGCCGAGGCTTTGAGTCCGAGTCTTGCGGCGGCATCTCGGCTCACGCCCCGGATTCCCGTGAGATTGGCATAGCCGATAATCGTGTAGTGATGCTCATCGATAGTCATCTGCTTGGACTCGACCTCAAGAAGCCGCTCGTCCACCTTGTCGATACGGGCATTTGCGGCCTTGATTGCTTTTGCCTGTTCCACCATTCGCTGTGCACTGTAGAGGAGGAATTCCTCAGGCGTCATATTCTTCATGGGATTGAAGTAGCTCTCTTCCAGTTCATCAAAAACATCCCATGCCCGCTCCGTCCCCAGCATCTTGCTATGGCGAGCCGCACCTCTCTTTGTCCAGAGATTCAGATGACGTGTTTTCGGGGAAATTTGCAGTTCGATATTTTCGACCTGCAAACGGAAGGTCTGCAAATCCCGCCCTTCCAGAACAAAGAAGTGCTTTCCCGCAATAAACCGCGCACGGTTGTTGCTGAAGTTCTGCTGAATTTGCTTCGGAGCGCATCCATACGCCTCGGCAAGCTGCTCCGTCGTCATGACACGGATGCTGTTATGTTCCAAAACGGTAAGTTCATTCATGGCTGATGTCCTCCAATACGCCGTCAATTTGATTTATCTCGTCAATCACATACACCTTGAATCCAAGCCGCCGAAGCAGTCTGTGCCGTGCCAATTGAAGCGGTCTTGGCTTTCTGCCCGGTGCTTTGAGTTCCACAAATTCCATCCTGCCGCGAGGCAGAAGAACCAGTCGGTCGGGCATTCCATCGAATCCCGGTGAGGTAAACTTGGGTGCGATGCCGCCCATTGCCTTGGTTCTTGCTGTGAGTTCCTTCTCAATGTCTTTTTCTCTCATCGTTTTCCCCCGTGACGACAGTGACTAAAAATCCTATACGCGCGAATATGTGTGCGTTTTCCCCTTATGGGTATATATTTACTGTTTTTCTCTTATATAGAATTTACTGTCTTGTCCGTCACAAATCGTCATAACTGCCAAGAAACACGGCGATAGAAGTGTGACAACTTTTACCTCCGTTGTCACACGAACCACCTTGTCACACCGTCTTGTCACATCTTTTTATAAAGGCGCTGAAGACCGTATATCGGAATGCGCCGCCTCGTTTCAGGACGCGACCAGTCGGGAAGCCTTGTCATAATCGCAGATATGGCATAACTGTCCGCAGGTTTGATGTCCTCCTTCGCTTTGCCGAAGCATTCGCACCATATCTCGATGTTGGAAACGGTCTCCCGGTGCATCGTTCCTTTGGCATTCAGGAGACCGTCCGGGTCTTGCACATAATCCCTTCTCTGATGCACGTCCATCGTGTCCCATGTTTCCGGCAGAAGCATATCGAGATAACGTGCGACAAGACCTTCGCGGTCATCCTGCTCCATCGCCTCGGACTGTTCCTTCCTGGCATAGTCCTCCAAGGTGTGGTCGAGAAACAGTTCCTCTCCGGCATTGGAAAGAACGATGACCTCCGCCCAGATTTGATCCACCGTCTCTTGGCCAAGATCCCAAGGCTTCATTCTGCCGTCACCCGTAACCTTGACGTTCCAGAACCTGCGGTTTCCCGTAATGTCGCGAAGATACCCGTTCTCGCTGTTGGTCGTGCCGAAAAAGATGCACTGTCTCGGATGAGGTGTGACCCGTCTGCCGAAAGAGGCGCGGTACTTATCATCCTGCCTCGATACAAACGCCTTCACCTTCTCAAGCTCTGCTTTACGCATACCTGCCATCTCACCGATCTCGTGAATCCAGTAGCCCTGCAGCTTCTCCGCTGCCGTCTTGTCGTTCATGTCGGAAAGCGTCAAGCTGTCGGCGAACCACTCCATGCCGAGTTTGGCGATCAGCGTGGATTTCCCGATGCCCTGATTTCCGTTGAGCACTGTGATGTAGTCGAATTTGATGCCGGGATGATAGATACGCATATATGCCGCGCAAAGTGCCTTTCTGGTCACAGCGCGGACGTAGGCGTTGTCCTGCGCCCCCAGATAATCAATCAGGACGGTGTCCACTCTCGGCATCTCGTCCCACACCGGCAGACCGTCGAAATACTCCTTGATCGGATGGTAGGAGCGGTCATCTGCGGCCTTGGTCACGGCAATGTCATAATTTCTCTGTGAAAAGGATCCGTAGCTTGCGTCAATATAGCAGATGAGCTGTGCATCGTCCGCATCCCGCCAGAACCGCGCAGGATGTTTCCACGGAACCGCGCCGCGAATCTCCATGCCGTCCGCCAGCTGGTTGAACACGATGTTCTTCATGTACGGATCGTTCTCCATGATGAGCCGGATATTGTGGAGGTTGTTTTCCAGTACACCGTTCTTATTGCGCTGCAGACGTTTCTTCCACTCGTCATCGACAGATTCCGCAAAGTCTTTTTCTGCCTCACTCAGTCGCTCGTTTGCCGCCACGATCTTGACCTCATCCTGCCGCATGGCAAAATCGCACATGGCGCGGAAGGATGCCTTATCATCCAGATCACCGAACTTGTGGACGCGGACGATATCGAAGGCATTACAGAGTTTCAGATATGCCGGGTCTTTCGCATGGTGGGAATAGACAAACTTTTCATCCTTGATCCACGCCCGCAATGCTGCTGGAAGCGATGAGATGCCAGCGGCTTTCGCTCTCGGTCGGCTCGTATACGCCGGCAAGAAAGGTTTCAAGAGCACGGGTGACAGGAAAGAATACCCGGTTGAAGATTCCGACTGTACCTTCTTTTTCAAGAGGATCCTGCACCTTCTGCTGCGTGACCTGATTCGCCTTGCTCTCACGAGAGGATGTGGGAAGCCTCGTCGGATCCGTCCATTCCGGGTGCGCCGACAGGATCGCATCCGGGTCGAGCCATTCCTTTTCCACTTCTTTGAAGACAAATACGCCGTTCTGCGGAGACGACGGCCAGTACATCAGCTGATTCGGCTGATAGGAGCATTCATCGAAAAAGTCAATGCCCAGCATCTGCGCCAGATACCTGGATACTGCCACGAACTCCTCCGAGGTGACATCCCGCAGCAGCGGGAATACCAGTCTTACGCGAGGATTCGCCTCCGTACTGGAATGCGTGGTGTAAAGGCATGAAGTGTACGACGCATTCGTTTCATAGTCATCGAGGAACGCTTTGTCAATACGGTCGCCGTCCAGAGCGATCATCGAGCGCAGTTCCACGGCATCAACCTTGCGACGACCGCCTTTCAGCGCACCGCCGACAAATCCGCCGTGGTCTTTTGCCACATCTCTCTGTGCCTTTGACATCTTTGCGTATTCTTCCGCAGATTCCGCTGTACGGATGGTGACCTTGAGCCGCTCCTTCAAATCCTCGTACCGAATGGTTTTATTCACCCAATTCTTTGCCTGACGGGTGTTTCCGTAGGCAATCGCCAAGTCTCTCATCCTGATACCTCCTCGCACTTCGTTGTGAAATAGCGGATGCTCTTCCGCAGTCTCTCGGCATGAGCAATCTCCGTTTCCATGCCCTCGGTGATCTTCTCGCCGAACACCCAGACCTCGCCACACAGCCTCATAAGCTCGAAATTCATATCCATCGCTTTCTCCCGCTCATCTACCTCCGACAGAAACTGAGGAAAGTACAGATGCGGCGCGAGTGGTATCCGCCCCCTGCCCACAGCAAACTTGCAGTACTGCCGCGCCCGCATGACGTTGACGCGTGGGCTGTCCCGATAGGGTGAGCAGATATAGGTAAACTGATTTTGTCGGAATACCTTGGTAAGAGCGGCATACGCCGTTGGGTCAGCGTAGCCCTCGTGGTTTCTTCTCTCAATCATTTCTCGCACCTCATCTTCCTGCTGCATTCCGTGCAGCAGATCGCCGTGCCGAAGAGGTCGAACTCCGCATCGCCGAAGAACTCATTGAGATCAACAGGCACTTCCGCTCCGCAGCGCGGACAGTGACAGAAGACATTCTCATCGTTGATTTCCACCGTGACCTCCAGAGCGTCATTGATGTTTTCCTTAACATAGAACATAAGATTTCCTCCCTTTGAAAACGGATTAGTTCCTCTCATCAGTAAGAGGACGAACAGGGAGGTTTTGGTCACCAAAAATCCTCCCAATTTTCTGGGAGGATGGACATTAGTCTTTCTGATAGAATTGGCACTCGAAACCGTCGGCACGGAGCAGAAGCCCCTCTGCCCACAGCGGGGTCCGCGCCATCTGCTCACACGCAGAGGAAAGAGAGACGCGCTCATCACATTCGATGATGAGTTCATCATGGACGTGGGCGACAATGTCCATGCTTCGCAGTGTCTGCATGGCATAGCAGAGGAGGTCGCGGCTGATGGCCTGCGTGATATTCTCCACGAGCTTCGGACCATAAGATTCAATCCGTGCCCACTTTTTCGAGAGATCAAGCCCCATGTAGGTGATGGATTCGCCGCCGAACTGATTCTCCCCGATGCGCGGTTTCACATAGGCGAGCCTGCGCCCGCTTGGAAGCTCGATGAACATCATGCCGCTTTGGTATATGAACTTGATACCGTGTGTCCCTGTAATGCTTCGTTCCTTGATACAGTCCTTTGCTGCGCGATCCACCGCCCACCAGAAATCCACGATGTTCGGATTGGCGGTACGCCAAGCGTCCACGAGCGGCTTCAGTTCATCTTCCTTCATCCCGGACTCCAATGCCCCGAATGCCTTCAGCGCACCAACGGATCCTCCATATCCACAGGCCAGTTCTGCCTGCTTCCCCTTCTGCCTGAGATGCCCATTCTCACCGTGCTTGACCACGTTGCAATGAAACATCCTGCCTGCCGTGGCGCAGTAGATGTCGCCATCATTTGCAAAAACGTCCATACGCCATCGTTCCTTGGCAAGCCATGACAGTACCCGTGCTTCAATGGCAGAGAAGTCCGCGACAATGAATTTTCTGCCCTCCTTGGGGATAAAAGCAGTACGGATAAGCTGTGACAGGACATCCGACACGGATTCATAGAGCAGTTCCAATGCCGCAAAATTTCCCTGCCGCACGAGGCTGCGGGCGTATTCGAGGTTGGCGAGATGATTCTGGGGAAGATTTTGTAATTGAATGTGGCGTCCCGAAAACCGCCCGGTACGGTTCGCACCATAGAACTGGAACATTCCCCGCGCACGATTATCCGCGCAAACGGTATTCTGCATCGCCTGATATTTCTTCACTGAGGATTTCGCAAGCTGCTGCCGCAGTTCCAATACTTCCTTCAGCAGAGCGGAAACATTGGTAAGAAGGGCAGCCACAGTCTTCTTGTCGAGCGACTCGGTTTCAACGCCCTGCTCCTTGAGCCATGCCTTCATCTGCGCCACGCTGTTCGGATTCTCAAGCCCGGTCAGAGTTTTCAGCCTGTCCGTCATTTTTTCTTTGGTGTGCGCGTCAATCTTGACGGCATTCTCCACGAACGGCATATCCAGACATATCCCACGGTCATTGATCTCCTGGTCGAGTACATACTCCTCCCACACCGACTGCGGAACAGGATATTTGAAGAGACGCTGCTGAATCGCCATCTCCACTTCGACATCGCGCCGGTTATAGGACTTGAACAGCTCCCACTTCTCGCCTGTGGGTTCGTGGAACGGAGGCGTTGAAAAATAACGGATGAGTGCCTTGCCCTCCGTCATTTTCTGCTCTTCCAATCCCAACACTCTGGCCACGACGGCAAGTGAGAGCGGCAGCCCCATATAGGCAGACCAGACCATTGTGCATCGCCAACTGCGAGGGCTGAGGAAGTGAGCGCGCTCGGTAGTGTGAAGCATCCCTAAGTCCGACAAGTATCGCGACAAGCACACACGCTCAAAGTTGGCGTTGAATGCCCACTTGATGACGCTATCATCCGCCAGCGCATCCAGAATTTCCTGCGGAATCCGCTCACCACGCACGAGGTCAATGACCTGCACCGCGCCTCCGTCCACGGAATATCCAAAGAGCAGGATCGCGAAATCCTCTGCCTCGGTGTAACGATATACGCCGCTTTGCCCAATATCCACACTGCTCCGCGTTTCAAGATCAACGGACAATGATTTCATGTTGTTTCTCCTCACGCGACACAGGCAGCGAGGAAGAATCCCCGCTGCCCGTGTCGGTCAACTCTTATTTAGCTGAGAAAGTCCTCGTCCTCATCGGCGAAGTCATCCTCGGCGCGTGTCTTGCCGCCGAGCGGCTCCCCATCAGAAACCTTCTGCAGGTTGTTCAGCCCGCAAGCGATGCCCTTGTTGCCGTTCGAGTTGAATGCGTAGAAGTTGATGCTTGCGCGTCCGTAAACGCCGGAGTAGACCTCCGAATGCTCGATGATCGGATTGCGGGCGGTGTCCACGATGCCGGGAGCCGTCGCAGAGTTTGCGTTGATGAAGTAGCTGTCCTTGTATGCCTCATCGTCCGGGCGTTCCGCATCGCCGTCACGGAGCGGCGTCTTAATCGCCGTGAGCGCAGGAACGGACTTGCTGTTTCCCTTGAGCTTTGACTGCCCTTCCTCATATGCCGCCTGAATGGCATTCTTGACCGCTGTCACCGTTTTGGTGTCACTCTTCGGAATGATAAGCGACACACTGTACTTCGGCGCACTGCCGTTGATGGACTTTGCCTGCCAGACGTTCGCGTAGCTCCAACGTGTCTTGACACCCGTGATCACTTTTGTCGGATTCATAATTTTTGCCATGATGTGTTTTCCTCAACTTTCCTTAAAATCTTCTGCTGCGGTATTCATCACAGGCCGCTTGTCGCTCATCGGAGCGAGGGTTGGTTTTCCCTGCGGCTTGATAACGAAACCGCCGAGCAGTTCCTCAAACTTATTTTTTCCGAGCAGACCGGTCATCGCCGTAATCCCGAGCAGTTTCTGCTCATACGGCTCATAGCCCGCTTCTTTGACTGTTTTGGCGACCGCCGCCTCGTCGGTGTATTTCCGATTCGAGCGGCCTTCCACCAGTTTCCAGTCCGTCCACCGTTTTCCTTGAATTGCCCGCTGCAGGGCATATTCCTTGATGTCGCTGACCCATGCGGCGAGCATATCGGCTTTTGCAAGCACCGCTTCTACTTCCGAATCTTCCAACGTCGGAGGCATCTCAAAGTCATACCGAGCCAGTTCCAGATTGTACTCTGCCCGCTTGCGGCACGTTGCCTTAATCCTGCAAAACTGGCAGTGCGCTCCAGCGCAAAACTCACCTTCTCCTGCGTGTGCCAACTTCGCGGCAGGAACGAGCGTATCTGCCGCCCATGTCAGAAGGTCTACTTTCGAGATGGTGTACTCCGAGATGTTGCTGAGTCTCGGTTGGAAGATAATCATCCAGATCGACTCAATGTCGTACAGTCCGTCGAACATCTGGATGCAGCCGAGAGCGTAGCACATCATCTGCGGATTGCGCTCAGCACTGACCTCAATGCCCTTTCCGTGCTTGTAGTCCACGATGCAGACGGTCTTGCCGGAGATGATGAGCGTGTCCGCCGTACCGAAACCATCCGGCACGAAGTCCGAGAAATCCACGCGCTGCTCCACGGACACCATCGTATCCTTCGACTCCTCGCGAAACTGAGCCACAAGCCCCATAACAAACTGAACGTAGAATTCCGCACACTCTTCCATCTCGCAGTCATAGGAGGACAGCTTCTTGGTCGGATCGCGCACCCGCTCCCCCAGAGCCTTGCGGAGTTTGTACTCACAGAGCGTATGTGCATCCGTTCCCTGTGCAGCGTACTCGCTCGGCGTGTCGGATTGCGACGCATTGAGCCGTGCCGACGGCGGACAGGCAATCCAGCGAGCGGCAGAAGATGCCGAGAGGATGGCGTGTTTACGAGCCAATCTTCTCAGCCTCCTTCAGGAGGGTCACATAATGCTCCGGTGCAAGTTCGCTGAGTTTTGCCGCGCCGAATTTGGCAATCAGCGACTTGACCGCAGCACTGTGACCTTCGACGGAGAGCCGTGCAAGCACGCTGCGTACCTCCTCAAGTGTCGGTGCGGCTTCCTCCGACTCCGACACCTTCGGCTGCTCCTCGCCTTGAGAACTCTGTACGATTTCCTCGAGGACATCGACGAGCCGGCGCAAGACCGCCACAAGCTCTGCTGTGACTTCATTCTGTTCCCGCATAGGGATCACTTCCTTTCAATTGACTGCGGGGATTTTCACCTTCCTATAAAGAAGAGGACTCGTATCCGCATTCTGGTCACCGGATTTTACAAAATATCTTCGAGCTGCTCTTGCAGTCCGGGCATGAATTTCTTCATACGCTTACGGACGCTTTCTTTAGATTTAAAGCTGACAGCGGCAGCAATCTCACGTTCAGACTGTCCCGCCGCCCTGCGGACGAGAATTTCATGGTCGATGGGATCGAGTTTGGCGAGAGCCTCGTACAGTCTGCGACTACGCTCCTCGCGTGCTATAGTGTCGGCGACATCCTCATGGACGGGAAGCGTCGGGTCATTGACCTCCACCGCACGTTCCAAGGAGATTGTCCGATACACGGGATGTGGGCACCCATCGCAGCTGCAGCCGGCACAGCAGGGCTTTCCTTCATACATACAGTGCTGCTCGCGCTTTTCCCGCTTATCCTCCCGCCAGATCGGACGCATGACGGCGGAGTATTGCTCACCATCAACCGGCGCATAGATTGCCTGTCCCGATGCCTTGAGGAATTTCTCGCCGGTTGCTTTGCGACGGACGAGCTCATCCATCCCCGTATCTCTGGTTCCACCATTTTCGTGAATCTGGATTGGGACGGGAACATACACGCCCAACTTCTTACTGAGCTGAAAACGATGCCCTTGCTGTTGGAGAGCCTTGACCTCCTGCGCAGAGTAGTCTTTGATGATACCGTTAAGCTGGATTTTCATAGTTTTGCATTCCTTTCGTTCTTGCCGAACGGCAGGATGCAAAACTACGCACGGGCTTCAGTCCGAAAATGGGCATAAAGAAGCACGGTGGGAGCATAGAGATGCTGACAGGCTCGTTACCTGTCAGTATCCCTATTCGCATCCCGCCGTCCTATGGCCATCTTGGACAACAGATTGACTTACTTAGGGAAACCGAATGTGATTCTTCCTACCACCACCTTAAAAATCTTTCTCTACATAGAAGCGGACACATACATGCGATTTGGTCACCGTTTGTTTCCTGGTATACTGCCCTTTTTTCTATTTCTACTTCAAAGTCTAACCAAAAGAACGACTACAGAAAACGAATAGAAAAAGAATGTGATAAGAAGATTTTCAGAACAAAAAACCGGGCTCTTCTTGCAAGAAGCAAGAAGAGCCCGGAAAATTTATCATTCGAGAATGCAAAGAGAAAAGGCACTTCTTTCAATTTAAAATTGAAAGAAACGAAGATTTATACTATAATGTTATATTAATGGGATCGACATATTAAATGAAGAGAGGACTCG